TCCAATACCGATACAATTACGTGTAAAGCACCCCCAGCACTGGCCGTAACCTTGATAGCGTCACTGTCTTCAACAACCAATGGCTGAGATAATATCTCTGTGGCTGTGTTTGCCGCGATGGATAAGACACTTGTAATATTAATGTCTGATCCAACACTAGAGTCTGTGTTTACAACATCAGCTGTTACAGCACCTCCCGATACATTACAAATACGTATGGATCTGATTATTGCTTGTACGGGTTTCTGTGGTGGTGTAGTCGACACATCAGCTGTGGGTACAGTATAAACTGTCGTCTTTGCTGTATTTGCCAAAACAACACTTCTGTTTTTATATATGTCACTCATCCTAAATACCAGCTCCTTGCTGTTAACTCTTCACGTAAGTCTTGTTGATACGTAAAGTTTAGTTGGTTAATTATGTTCTCGAGCTCACGAATAAGTATATCTTGTTGCTGACGATCAAAATCGTCAGACGGTAACGGTAATCTTGTGATATTAATTTTTGCCATTATCTAGTTCCATCCGGTCTAACATCTAATCTAACCGTTCCAAACCTCCAGTTTGAATCTACAGCATTACTAGAAACTTTTATGTTTGCCTGTCTACCTCGACCCCTAGTAGAAAAAAACTTCGTAGTTGAAGATGTTGTGCCTGTAAAACTTCTTGTATTTGTACTTGCTGGATAGTTTGCAAATTCTATTTTTATATCAGTGCTGCCTGCTTGATCTTTAAAATCAGGTATGACACGAGAACATAAAAATACTTGATCACCCTCTTCAAGATCAAAATCACCACTTGTAATTTGACAATCCATAGCGGCACCATCATCATTGAAACCGTCCTCATGTCTGTATAAAGTTGTACATCCTGCTGTTACACCTAAAATAGTTTCGTTGTTGGGAGTAGAAGCTGAATCGTAATATGTTGCATAAGGCAACGCGTACACTCCTCGATCGACCCAAGAAGTTCTAACAAAGCCATCGTTTGTATACCAAACACCTTCTAGATAGTTATATGTAACACTTCTGTCTAAGAAGTCAGAACTTGCTGATGCATAGAACCAAGTCACTTCGTTAAAGTCTGTGTTAACAGCAACAGAAACTTGTCCGTTTGCTGTTGAGTTTATATCGTCAAATACAAAATCTTGTACAGTACAATCTAGTTTTTTGATTGCACCATCAAATGAGTAGAAAGCTGTTTGACTCATCCAGAAAGTAACACCGTTTACATCTGCAACAGAGTTTGCAGATATAGCGCCGCAGTTTGCACCAATTTGGTTTAGTCCGAATATAAAAGGTGGACCAATATTATTTAAAGCGTGTAGTGCTGTATCAGTCCAAACAAGAATAGAACCCCTTGATCTAACTGCTGCAACAATTTTAGAACCATCTTGTATTCTAAAAGAACCTGCAGTGTTTGTGCTTGCTGGTGCCCATGTTTGAAAATCTTCTTGAGAAGAAAATCTTAAAAACAAATCATCTTGAGTTGTGCCACTTCCTATGGTCGTTTCTGTTCCAAATAAAAACACATGTCTGTCAGGAGAAGAAACTAAGATCAATCTATTTTTTGCAGGAGCTTGTGATACTTTTACAGCTCTATTACTTGTGCCGTTTGACAAGTCCCAACGATATAAAGCATCATCATTTCTAATCGCTAAAAGATCTTCTCCAAACGTATCAAGATCCCAATATGTTGCTTCTAGTTCAATTGCACTTTCAGATCTTGGTGTGTTCCAAGCATCCAAGTTCCACGTTCCAGTACCCCATCCAAAACCAAAAGACGATATATTTGTCCCGGTTGTTATTTGATATTTTGCATTACCTGATCCACCACCACCTGATGTTGAACCGCTGGCTGCGCTGGTATGTGTTATCTTATAACTATTTCCATCAACAATTTCTGTAACTTCAAACTCATTGTTCATGTCTAATCCGTCTATTGCAGAAAAAGAATCGAAAGTTACAAAGTCACCTTGTGCTGCTCCGTGAGAGTTATGTGTAACAGTAACCGTTGTTGTTCCATTTGTAGTAAAAGGGTTTGTTAAAGCTGCTTCAAGTCTTATTGGTGTGATATCATAAAACGCACCTTCAACATATACATATAGTTTTCTGTCTGTTCCTAGTGCTAAATGTCTTACACCAGCCAGAGAAACCCAAGCCGTACTTGCTCTTGCAACACCTGCAATTTTTTTACCTGTAACAACTTTGCTCCATCCACCAACTTTCTCTGGAAGACCTGATCTAAAACGTACATTTTTTGAATCTATCCAACGACCCTCCGCACCGTAAGTTGTAGTTTGTTTGTCTATGCCTGGTGCAAATGATGCTTTTATTAATGCCATATTAACCTTTCGGATATTTATCTTTAACGGCTTTTATGGTTGCTTTCCAACCATCGATACCGTTGTGGTAAATATCATCTAGTTGATCTTCTATGCTTGGATACTCCTCTTTCCTATCTCTTTGGTATTTGTTAGCTTTATACTCAGCTTCTAGTTCAGCTTTTTTTGCAGCTATATTAATATCTGAAATAGGCGTAGTTCCCTCATGCCATGTAATTTCATCCACAACAGGTGGATCTACATTCAGATCATGTTTAATAGATACTTTTGCGTCCGGGTTAATCGCTAATATTGCGTCCATAATAGTAATCATGAGGCAATCTCGAAAATAGTGTATACGGCTTTTGCGCCTAAAAAATAATTGTAGTTATTTGTTTGTAACCAGTGACCCCTACTTGAAGGAACACCAAATCTCACTGAGTATGTTCTTGCTGAAGTGCTGCTCGAGCTTGCTTCGTTTGCTTGACACGTGAACTGATTCCAAATTCCACTTGATCCTGTTGTGTTTGCAAAAGCACCAATGTTTGTACTACCATTAAAAATAGACCATATAACAGTTCCACCTGCAGAAGCATTTGTAACTGCGCTTGATAAAACATGTAGCAGCTGACTGTCACTTGCCACCGGTGTATAAGATTGTGACATCACCTCAATTCCTTCACTTGAAGTAGGTGTTGAAGAATCAAAAGCAATAACTGAAGTGGTATCAAAGTTACTACCACTTACTAATGTTTGCACTTTTAAAAGTTTACCTGTGCTAGGTAATCTTGCTGCAGGCACAGTTCCTGATGATAAATTAGATGCGTTTAAATTTGTTAAACTTGCTCCAGATCCACTGAATGTTGTAGCTGTGGCCGTCCCGGTTATGCTCACTCCCCCAGACGCCGTAGCGATCTTGGCGCTGTTATTATGAAATAGAGAAACAGCTCCGCCTTCTGTTGCTGTAATCATATCTTGAGTATCAGCAGCATTACGTACATTAAGCAAAGAAGCCCTTAGTTCTAAAGCACCTGTCCCTGCATCTTCTATAATAGAGTCATTACCGTCGTGAAATATTTTTAAATCCGTGCCGGCACCAAAATTAATATCTACGTTATCACCTAGATTTAAATCCCCGGTCATCGTTCCACCAGCAAGTGGTAGTCTTGCAGTTATTTGAGTTTGTGCGTTAGAAGCTAGTGTGTTTATAAATTGATACTCAGCATCTGTAACAGAACCATCAGCAACAGCTGTAGCAGCTATGTTGGTTAAGTTTGCTCCTGTGTGTGCGTATTTTTTTGATTCGTATGTAGCCATATTATGTTTTTATTATAAAGTTAATAGAAATGTAAGGGTTTAAAATATCAAGTGTAGCTGCATTACCACTAAATGAACCTGTTGACCCACTGTGACCGTGACCACTGCCACTACCTTGTGAGTTCGTTGATCCAGCGTTTGGAGTGCTTGAAGTGCCTTGTAAAGCATAGTCAGAGGAACCCATCCCACCAGCATTTCTTTGAGTTACGTGACTAGCAGAAAGACCCCCAACTCCATTTGAGGTTGTTCCTGAGTTATTAACTATAAAGTGAGAGTGACTCGGCATTTGTGCTGTAGTTAAACTATGACTTGCAACAGTTACACTAACAGATCCAGCAGGAGTATAACTTTCAGTTGTAGCACCACCAGTTGATCCAAGAGCATATGTTCCTGATTTACCTATTGCCATTCTGTTTTGAAAGTTTGGTACGTTAAAAGTGCTAGACCCATCACCAGATCCGTGCGTAGTTCCAATCAATGCAAACAAAGCACTGTAGGTTGAACGTGAAACAGCTGATCCATCACAACCTAAATAACCTGTAGGTTTATCAGCTAAAGGAGCAGACCAAGGTAAAATCATTCCTGTCGCTACTGTAAAAGCTCCGGCCGAATTTAATTTTGCATCAATCTGAGTTTGTAAATCTGATGTCACACCATCCAATCGTTGAAACTCTGCGTTGCTAACAGTTCCGTCTGCGATGTTTGGTGCGTCTATCGGTACCGCATATCTTCTGGACTCGTACGTTGCCATACTATTTCTCCGTTATTTTCCAGCCGTGAGTATTTCCTGTAAACACAATCGTGAATGCAGCTCCATCTGTTGAAACTGTTCCGTTTGCTGTTGCTCCAAATATTTTTTTACCATTTGGATTTATTGTTAACGCGTTAGTGCCAAAATTATCTGCAACATCCATAAAAGAAATTTCATCTCCAACAGTTGGAGCTGAAGGTAATGTTACTGTAATTGTGTTACTTGAAGTATCTATAAATAATTTTTGTCCACTAAACGCATTTGCTGTTCCTGATGTTATCGCTGATGATGCCCATCCTGAACTTGTTGTTTGTAGTGGATACCAATTCGTTCCATCTGTTGCTAAAAGAACTTTACCACCAGGAGGAATAGTAAAAGTATTTCCTGATGAACCCAATCTCATTGTTATAGTACCGTTTACAGTACCTTCGTTTATAATAAGCTGTACTCTTTCCACAGCAATTGTTTGAATAATAAAAGCTGAGTTGTGACCGTGAAATCTTATGGCTGCTTGTCTGACCTCGTTGTTTGCAGCAGTTACAGGTCCATTACTTGATGTTAACGTAACTGGACTTGATGCCGAACCTAAATTTTTTGAATAAACACCAGATATTGCTTCCTCGAAGGTATTATTAAAACTGTTGTTTGTAGTAGTACCCCAAGAGTTTGCCTGCTCTCCACTACCTATTAATTCTATTTTTAGTCTAGTTGAATAAGTTGATGCCATTATGCTACCTCTCGCTCGTCAATTGTTCCCGCTCCTGTTGTCGATACCTCAGACCAAGAAGACCCTCCGGCACCAGTATTTGGTACGGCTGTACTTGGTATCGTACCCGCACCTGATGTCGATACATCAGAATATGATGCACCTCCGGCCCCAGTAGTGCTTATAGACGTTCCAGATACAGTAGCTGTAGTTGTAGCATCTACATCGCTAAATGTAAACGCAAAAAGATTGTTAACCGCAGAGGATACCAGATTACCTGATACTGTAACTATAGAACTTAGATCAATAGATACTGAATTTACAGACCCTGTTAAGCTATTGCCCGCAATAGTAGGGTTTATATTCGCTATAGCAGAGCCAACAGCAGACGTTAAAGAATTGCTAGCAATCGTAGGTTTTAATTCAATTTCTACAGAATTTACTGCTGACGTTAGTGATTGACCGCTTGCTTGAATAGTATATCCAATGCCAACAGAGCCAAGAGAAATTGTTGCGGAGGTTGAGCTTGGTGTTGCTACGGCAGTTCCTGAAACTGATTGCTCTCCTGATGTTGCGCTTGTTAAATTAAAGCCTGTAACAAGAGGTATGAGAACACCCGTAACAGAACCCAGGGTAACTGTTGAACTTGTACCTGTAACAGTCAGGTTCGCATCAGCAGTAACAGTTGGTGTGTTTGTAGCTGATGTTAAAGATGTTCCAGCGATCGTTGGTGCAAGATTAGGTGTTACAGAATTTAAGGTTGCTGTTAAAGCGTTGCCGTTTACATGGTGTATTTTTTGTACAGTAAATGTATTTGATAGTGTAATAGTTGCACTATTACCAGATACGGCGATTGTGACATTAACCGCTGCGGCGCCTGTATCTGCAAACGACGTGGCACCAAATGGGACCGATCCAAAAAACATTATTTATCCTTCTTCTTGTCGTCTAGTTCTTTGATTGCTTCAATCAATAAAGGAACAAGTTTTTCATACCAAACACTTTTGTAATCAGAGTTGAATGGTGCTTCAGTTACAACTTCAGGTAATACTTTTTCTACTTCCTGTGCGCTTACACCGACTTGACGACCATCGTTGTCATATCCAAACTTTTTAGCAAGTTTGTTTTCTTTAAAATAATAACCTGTTAAAGCTTTCACTTTATCTAGCGCAGATTCAATCGGGCCTTCAAAATCTTTTAGACGTGAGTCAGAATAATATGCTGTGATGTTGTTAGTCGCTCGAATTTCTCCAGCTGTTCCTGATGCTCCTGTACCTACACCTAAACTATTTACTTGTGCGTTTGAGTTAGTAGAGAAACCACCTGCTGGTCCTGTCGGTCCTGGAGGTCCGGTTGGTCCTGTTCCTCCGGATGGTCCTGGAGGTCCTGATGGTCCTGGAGGTCCTGATGGCCCCGTTCCTCCAGCTGGTCCTGTTGGTCCCGCTGGTCCGTCTGATCCAGCTGGTCCGGTTGGTCCTGTTGGTCCTGTAGGACCTGTTGGTCCTTGTAAAGCTAAATTAGTTACTGTTGATTTTTCCCATGCACTTGCACTTACATCATAGTAAGGAACTAAATCAGAAGCTGCTGCATCTGTACCAGTTGGAAATCCTGTTAGTGCTGTACCTACGTTTGCTGAATCTGTTACATCAGCTGATGCTTCAATACCATCAAGTTTGGTTCCATCAGTTTGTAAATCTCTTCCATCGACTGTGCCGCCAAGAGTAATATTATTTCCAATAGCTACATTATTACTTGCATCTTCTATTACAGCTTTAGATGCAGGTAGTGTACAAAATACATCTTTTGTACCTGCTCCAAAGTCAACAGCAGCATCACTGTTAGAACTTGAAATAATTGTTGTACGAGAAAGAGTGTCAGGCGTAGCATCAGTTACCGCACCAATACCAATCTCAAAATCAGCACCACCTTGTGACTGAATACAATAGTAAGTTGTATTACTATTACCGATACCCGCTACAAAAGTTTCAAAACCTGTAGCTGCTCCAGCGAGATTGATTGTACCCGTGCCTGTGCTTGTGGTCGTCTCTTTGACTCTATCATTTACGACGAAGGCCATTTAGTCCTCCTATCCTAATCTGATGATCTCTGATCCGCCGCCAGCTGTAGGGAATTGAACTGTAAATGTACCGTTTGAAGCTGTAAAATCTCCACCGAACGCTAACACAACAACAGCATCATTAGTTGGAGCACCACCATCTTGTCTGTAAATCAAAGCACCATTTGCAGTGAAAGATGCAGAGGTCCAAGACACATCAGCAAAGTCAACGAATGCAGTAGCAGTTCCTGATCCACCTGTTACAGATGGACTGGTTAATGCTTTACCACCTGCTGAGTAAGCAGATCCTGATGAGTTTGATACTTCGTTTGAAGATGAGTATGCAGTAGTTGTAGCTCCTAAGCTTGCTGAAGAAGTATATAGCGCGATGTAGTAAGTAGCACCACCATCAAAATCGTGGTTACCTTTTAAAAGCTCTTGTTTGAATACATTACAAACTGCTTGTGATATCGCCATACTTTTCTCCTATTAAGGGTTTGCAGATGGTATAGGAATACGAATACTTCCATCCCTAAACTCATCTCGTCGTTTTTTACCTAATTGTTCTTGTGCAAGTTGTGAGATAGCTTCTCTGTAAGACGCTTCATAAACTTGTTGGTCTTGTGGAGCCTTCAAGAACTTAAAAGCTTCACATAAGCAGGCATATAGTAAAACACGAGGAGCGTTGACGCTGACCCATGTTTCGGTATTACTACTTGATAAGCCTGTAGGTTTTTTCGTAATACCTATCTCAAATTTATACACTGCATTGGGCGTAGGCGCAACGACTATTGTACCCATATCCCAGTTTGCATAGTATCTGGGTTTGGCTGTTGATGCCACTTCTGGAGTGTCATAATACTCAGCCAAGAAATCTTGATCCACTCTGACTAGATCAAACCGTGTTCTAGGAGCTGTATCTGTGTATAGTGTGACATATCTAATTGTAGCAATATCACTTATCTCAGGTTTACTAGGATCTGTTGAACTAAAGCCAGGCAATCTAACAAATCTATTGCCTGATGCGGTATTGCCGTTTACATAAACATTATCGTTGTTTAATTCAATATCTCTAAATATTCTGTGTTCGGAGTGTTCTATAAAATCATTGATAATAGTATCAGTTAAAACCTGATTATCGGTTTCTGTGTAATCTCTGATCTGTGTTACTAATTCTGCGTATGTTGTCATGCTATTAAACTCACTGGTCCTACGGAAGCTTCTCTACCCCCAAAACTTCTTATACCACCACTTTCGTAATATTTAAACCCTTTACCTCCAGCAGCCTCAAATTGATTAATATAGGTAGTTCTGTCATCTATTAGTAATTTATTTGCTCCACCATAAGGGCCTTTATCAAAATTTGTAGCATAATTATTTGCTGCAGGAGCTCTAGATCCTGTTAGGTTAGCAGCTATCCATGCATTTTTTTGGTTAGTTATACTAGTGCTTGTAGTGGTAGATAATATTTCATAAGAACCGTTTTTAGATATAACCAAATCTATCAAAGCGTCTGCTTCAGCTCTTTTAGCAAGATTTTGAAAATAAGTTGACGGTGCTGCTGCTATTGCAGCTAACTCTATTGCTGGTGTTAAATTATACCAATCACCACCCGAGTCTAACAAACCAGCATTTGTCGCAAAGGTAGCTACGGCTTGATAGTATTCTGTCAACACACCATCCATATCAACATAAACAGTCGTAGTGCCAGGATTACAATTATCAGTTAGCCAGTCTGTTAAAATATCATTTGGTGTAAAAGAAAAATTATCATCATCTATTTTTGTTACAACGTGTCCAGGTGCATAATTAATATCATGCGCCTCTACGTGTGACACTTGAGGGTATGGAGGAAAATGAGATTCTACTTTTCTAAAACGAACTGTTTGCCCGGTAGTAAAACCATGACCTGGATCATTTACATTTATAACTGTAGAATCCCTAACTCCTGCACTTAGCGCTCTTGAACCTAATATGTGTGCAACTTCTGATTCTACTCTGTCGGGTCTTGCGTTTTGTAAACCCTGTGAGTCTCCCTTTTGCACCTTTGGTTCTAGTTGTGGATGTTTCTCTTCAAACTCACTAATGTGTACAAGAGAACCATTCCATTCTTTTCTCATTTCACGATAAGGAAAACGCATTCCACTTCTATCAGAGATGGCTTTTGATTTACTGCCTTGTGCAAAATTAGACATTTGGATAATACGCCTGTGGTGTTATGAAAGTGCTGGATGATGAACCATCCTCAGTTAAAGCTCTTTGTAATTCATCTTCGTACAACATTTTCATTTGTTGAACCATTTCTGGTTTTTCTTTTTGACTTAAATAATATGACAAACCAGCTGTCATGCATGGCACGAATCTGTATGGCACATCAGCTGTGTTACTGTAGCCGCCGACATCTTGAATTCTTTTTACAAAATAAATTGCAAGATCTTTTGTAGCTGCTGTTGTATCAGGTGTTGGGTAAACAGTTATCATTGTATGATCAGTGAATCTTTGGACATAGTATTGTGAAGGTGAGCCCTTTGATAATTTGTTTGATAACCCAGAATAAGTTGATCTGTTTATTTTAGTAAGAGCAGAATCACTTTGTGTTGTTTGTGTTCTATTGTCTCTTAAGGCAGCTTCTAAAATATCATCAACGCCATATATGCCGTTTGTTGGTGTCGTAACCGCACTTGTTCCATCGTCAGAACTTCTGAAAAATTTATACTCTGCTTGTCCCTCGATAAGGTCAACGTTGGTTTTATCTATTTCCCAATAATGTAAACCTCTGTTAGCCCATTCTTGAAACATTATGTTCAAAGAACGTCTTGCTGATTTCAATTGATAACCACTAACAGCTTTTACGCCTACACGATCGTAAGCTTCCTGTATGACGTCATCGATTAAGAAACCACTTTCAAAAGTAGTTGTACCTGATGTTGCCATCTAACCTCCTAGTTAAACGTTACTGTAACGCCACCAGTAGCTGTTAAGTCTAGAAACACACCCGTCTTAAATCTTATACCGTCACCAGGTATGTAAACCTCTAGTCCTTCTGTACCAAACTTAAAAGTATGTGCAGTTCCTGATGCAGAAGTTCCATCATATAACACAACAGTTGAGCTTGCTGCTCCTGCTGCTTGTATAGAAGTTACTCTACAAGGTCCCGTTACTAATTGTCCGTCAGCTGCTAGATGCGCTGTTCTCTGGTCCGATGAGAATGATCCACCACCTGCCATAATATTATCCTCCTAAATTTGTGGGGCCGAAGCCCCACATTAATTACTTATTAGCTTAAGTTGTTATTCTGTATATACAGAACAGTAACAGTAGCTGCACCTGTAGTACCATCACCGTTAGCTGCTGTAAATGTAGCAGTTACAGTTTGATCAGATGTGCCGATGTCTGTGCCATCAGTTTGGATTGTACCTCTAGTTGTTGCTAAAGCTTTTACGTTAGTCGCTGGTAGATACTCGTCTGTATCGCCTGCGTGTCCAACTTGAACAGTAGCAGTTCCACCATCATTAGAAACAGTTGTAACATTTAATACAACGTCAACGATTTGTGAATTTGCAGGTATAATTCCTATAGTTGTTGTAGCAGTTGCACCGATAATATCGATTACCGCTGATTGAGCCATTAAGACGGAACCAGTGTTTTTACTTGCTCCTTCTCTTATCGATCCAGCTTTTACTGGACCCGAAAATGTAGTTGTACCCATTTTTTATTCCTCCTATTTAATTAACACAGTCGCGAGGCCGTCTGGTCAAGTCTGTGTTTCTTTGAATATACGCTTTTAATATGGTGATTGCAAATAAAAAGGGCGGCCGAAGCCGCCCTCTTAATAGGTTTGTAACCTTACGATTACGCGCCTGGTGATCCGAATAGACCTCTAGGATCAGAGAAGCCGAAGCTGTATCTTTCCCTAGCTTTATATCTAACGTTACCAGTTTCAAAATCGCCTTCCATGGCAGTTTTGATTGGCGCACGAACCATGTGTTTCAGACCGTTAGGAACATCTGTCTTGATGTAGAACGCGTCGTCATCAGCTATGAAATTGTTTACCACATATCCTTGTGGAATCATTCCCTTAGATGCCAATGCGTTGATGTCATTGTCAGCTGTTCCAACTCTGTTTGCAGATTTCATGATTCTCTCAGCTATGAATTGCTGTGCAGGGTGAATAATTAATTTCTGCCCTGTAGCTGCAATTTTAAAGCCACGCTCGTCAGTCATCTTAGCAATGTCGATTACTGATTGTTCTAGTGAAGTTTCACTAAGGTCAGCAGATGTTGCTAACTCGTTAGAGAAAGTTCCAGCGATCGTTGGGTGGTCAGTAGCTAAAAGAGCTTTACCGTCTCCACCTGCAGATGAGCCCGCAGTAAATGCGTTGTCTAGAATTGATGCAGCTTTGACTTGCTTAGTTTGAGCCATGGATCTAGCTAGTGCTTTTGTGTAACGAGTAGAGATTTTGTCATACAAGTTATCTTCAATCGCTTCTTCAGTGATTGCAAACGCGAGAGCAATTGTCTCGTGTTGGTATCTTGCAGTGAAAGTCTCTTGCGCGTTGTCATAAGCAACTGCTGAACCCTCAGCTTTTACGTTAGCTTTGTCGAATCCTGATAACATTACTTCTTCCTCGAATGCTCGATCAGAATTTTCTGTATCAAAGATTTCTGCGTGTTGGTTCTCGTAGTTTTTATACTCAAGTCCGAATAAAGCATTCAGACCTGGCTCTAGCTCTTTAGCTAGTTGTTGTCTTGATATAGCCATTATTTATGTCCTCCTGCTATTACGCGTACAAGTGCTCGTTAATTAGAACTTTGTAGACTGCGTTATCTGAACCAATTTCTGATCTACCAGTTTTTCCAGAAAAACCGATAATCATTAGATTGGCACCAGTACCGATGTCACTAGAATCTAATTCCATTGCACTTACACCTGTTGTTGTTGACCCTGTGCCTACGACTACGTCTGCTGTTTGCATAACGTCAGTTTGTGCAGATGCACCATCACCTTGTATTTCGAATACTTGATGTGGATCATCATATACAAACGCGTCTGCTACAGCGCCGTTTCCGCTTGCTGCAGAGTTGTTTTTAAAAGTTGGTTTGTTAGTTGTTGCGTCGTCGAATTTACAACCCCAAAAAACACCAATGTTAGTCGTACCTGTTCCAGCTTGCTGGATATTACCAGAGTCTGGCTGTACCATGTCGCCCTGGAAAATTGCATTAGCTTCGTTAGATGCAATTTTGTACTCATTGAGTTTTTGGTTAGCTCCTCCGCTGATACTTCCAACCGGGTTCAAACCAAATGCGGCGTCTAAATTTGCCATATTGTTATCCTCCTTAAAGGTTGTTGTTTATATCAGTGGCCGAAATATCAAATACTATTTCTTTGTACCACCAAAAGTTACACGAGTCTGCCTCTCTTGATTGATCGGCATACTTGGGTGCTGTTCCTTCAAGACATCGTTGTTTAAAGCTTCATTACGATCTTGCGACATTTGATTATAGTACGCATCTCGTTGCTTTGCGAGCTCTTCGGGTATCCTTGCCAGCACAAGGCCACCAACTCCTATGACACCTGCATACTTACCTGAGTCTATTGACGGGTAATCGTCACTAGGGTATTCGTCAGCTCTGACAAATTCCCAACCAGATCTCAACTTGCCTGTTATGTTTTTGGAATCATCCGATCCCATCGACTCAGCTCGTATCCATCTGTGCCTATACCCATCTGGTGCAGGCGGTGCATCTAGTGCTGATGGTGGAGTCCAAACCTTTGGCTTTTCTTCTTTAGCTCTAGTTTGACTCGCGCGAGTGGTTTTTATCTTACTGTTTTCCATATGCTATACCTCCTTCGCGATTAATTGTTTCGCATATTCTTCAAGTGGCACGCCTAGTCGTTTAGAAATAGCTACCTGTGAGGGCGTGAGCTTCACAGTTTTTCTGCGTCCCTTTGTGGCCGGACGTTTTGCACTTGCAACGTTCTGAACAGGTTGTTCAGCCGTCGATTCACTATTTGTATCAAATTTATGCGGGAATTCAAGTCTTATTCGTTTATCGACTTCCGTATAATATTCGTCAGAAGCAGGATCAAACCCTTCTTCTTCTACAAGTTTTTTGTGAATATCAAAAGCGGTGTATGTCATTGCATTATCTACACCAAACCAAGTGTTTTTCTGAGCCCAAGCGTCTGCTTTTGGGTCAGGTGGCGGTATAACTGGTGGAGGAGCCGCTTTAGTTTGAGCAGGTTGAACAGGTTGCTCAACTGTTTTTTCCTCCTGAAGTTCTTTAAGTTTACCTAATCTATTGGCTTCCATAGCGAGTGTTGCAATCTCTGTTTGAGCAGCAACTTGATCATCAATGTTACCTGTAGCGATAGCTTGAGCTAGTTTTGCCTTTGCCGCCTCTACGTTTGTGGTGACTCTTTTTTCAAATTCATTTGTATAAGTTTCATCAAGAGAACTATATTTCTTTTTCATTCTCTCAACTTCTGCTTGTTGACCTTTTGCAAAAGTTATAGCTTCTTCTTTTTGTCTTTCAGCTTCTCTCATTTTTTTAGTAAGTGAAGCTATTCTGGCTTTTACACCCTTGCTATAATTTTCCATTTCTGATGTCTGTTCTGTAGCCTCTTCGGCTTTAACAGGTTCAGCAGGTTCTTCAGGTTTCTCAGAAACCTGTATTTCCGGTTTTTCTTCCGGTTGTTCTTTTTCTGGTGCAGCATCAAGTTCAATCTCTTGTTCTTGTTCTTCAGCTTCACCAACGTCTATTATTTTTTCTTCGTCTTGCATAGTGTCCTCCTCTATGATTACATTGCGTGAATAAGGTCTTTTGGATCATCTATTGTTCCAAGTACCTCATCATCGTTTAACATTCTTATTTCACCACCATCAATCTCCATTCGTGATCCTGCATATCTTGCAAAAATCACCCAATCTTTTTCCTTGCACCATGGACCTGTTGGATATCTCTCTTTGTCTCCATAACAAAGTGGTCCCATTTTCAAGACATAACCAACTTGTACAGCTGACCTTGCTCTGTCTAGTGTTTCTTGTGCAATAATTATTCCGCCTTTACTTTTTTCTTTAACCTGAAAAGGCATAATTAAAATACGCCAACCTGTAGGATTTGGTAATTTTTCTAAATTTGTTTTGCTTGGTGCTTCTGTAGCTTCTTGATCTTGTTTTTCGTATTTAGCTTCTAATGCGTGTGACGTTGTTTGGGTCATCTTTATTTGGCTCCTTTGGTTCTAGCAGGTTAGAGAGTTCCTGATTTATTGCATCGATCGCATGGATCTTACCTAATATATATTTATATTCTTCGTAATTGTCAATCCCGCCGTTTGCGAGGGTTTGAACGAGTTGGTCGAGCATCGTTTGCATCTCCCGTTTTATTTTGTAGATCACGTTTATCGGATCTGTAGCTTCGGACATATTTTTTCTCCTTGTCTCCTAGTTGCTCCCAGAACACGTCAAGCGGGTTCTTGGGTTTATTGTCCCCCATTTTTCCCCCGATGTATGATTAAGTCAAATTACTTTTTCTTAAAAATATCTGCGCCCTTAAGTCCATATATTGACGCGACGACGC